CTGGCCTTGGGTACGTACCTATCGCATGGTGGGTATCTGTACAGGGTTGACACTGAGGATTATGTGATAAGTGGTACGCCAACAGATGGGACTTGGTATGTGCGCCTTGAGGCTTCAGGGGATACGCTTATAGCAACTTGGATAAATGACTTGAGTGGGTATGCTTGGAATGCTGTTAATAATGGGCTGTATAACTCAGATAAGCAGTTGATGCCGTATCAGCTAGTCAAGGCTGGAGCTGTACTGACCAAGAGAAAGATTATGAACCTATGGCAGGGGAGTGGATTTCAGACTGTGGATAGGGAGGGCCAGATATATTCTGCTAGTTTTGATCAAGGCGTCAAGACTACTGATGATGTAACCTTTGCAACTGTAAATACAGGGCATGGTGATAATGAAATTTATGCCATGAATCAAGATGTAGAAACTACTGATGCAGTTACTTTTGCAACAGTTAATACAGGATTTGGGGCGAATGAGGTGTATAGAGTAACATCAGAGGATGCCTCTGTTAGTACTTATCTACCCTCTATTTCTTCGAGAACATACACACTCTCCTCAATGGTGATAGGGGAAACGAAAAGATTCTATGGGAATGTAATCTCAAGGGACGACAACACAGCAAGTATCACTCTTCCAAGTGGGGGTGTTTTTGGTTCAACTTTTTCTGATAACTATCTTTCAGGAGGAAGCATTGTTTATGAGCAAACAACACATTCGTATGAGAGTACGAATGTAGCAGGTATTGTATGGAGGATATCATAATGAAATACACAATAATTCGCAATGAAAATGATTATGTAATAAACGCAGATGAAAATGGCAATGGTGGATACAATGTAGTACCTAAATCAGTTGACCCATACAACAAATATGACATAGAAGATGTGAGGGCTTACGTTTTAGAACATCCAGAAGATGTATTAGACTTTGAAGCATTGCAACAAGAATTGTTAGTAGAACAAGTTAAGTCTACTCGTGGTAAGCTTATCAACGACACTGTATGGCGTGTGCAACGCTATGAGAGTGAAACAAGATTAGGTATTACTACAACAGATAACATTACAAATATTGACGAGTACATCCAAGCACTCAGAGATATCCCACAGCAAGAAGGGTTTCCAACTGATATTATCTGGCCAACCCTTCCTTGATTTTTCTTTTAGTATCTGATATAATACTCAACAGAAGCCAGAACTTATCATGTACAAAAATTACTATAAGAGGATAAGCAATGGAAACACAACAACTATTAAACGAAAAGATTACTAAAAATGAAGAAGGTGTGCAAAAACTTATAGAAAAATACCACACTGACCATGTTGAAACTGAAAAGCAACGATACCAAATAGAACAGTTATATTTAAAACTAGGAAATGGGTGGAGCGGTAAAATACAAAATGGAGTGGAAATTCTTCAACGCAGAGTAAACGATTTGGAAAAAAATAATATACAAATTAACAACAAATTAGACAATCTATCAATACATATACAAAACATAAAAGACAAACCAAAAGCCACAGTACTAAGAGTAAAAGATACACTCTATATTACTATGGCTATAATTACTGTAGGAAGTGTTGTTCTAAGTGCTATGGGGGTATTATAATGGAAAAAGTAAGTTACTTTCTCAACTCTATGTTGCCTAAAAAATTTATACTGTGGGTTATTTGTTTAGTATTGTTTATGTTTGCTTTGCTGGATGCAGGACAATTTACTACTATTACAGTAGCATATATTGCAGCAAACACCATAGCCAAGTATACACCTAAAGCCAAAGCGTTTGCTGACCAAATTAAGAAAAACGAAAATCACTAGTTTTATACCAAGTAGAGTTTTTTTGGTTAAGTTTACCTCCAAATAAGTCTATATATTCATTACCATCAATATCGATAGGCTTCCCTATGTTATTTTTTACCCATGTTAAGGATAACTCTTCTAGTGTAGATTGCATACAGTCTGCATCATCATATAGATTTATAAAGAACGCATGATCTGGCACTAATTTATCTTCTACCAAGGGAAAGATGTAGGTGTACTTTAGTAATATGGAATCAAAACTAGCTGTAGTTAAGTTGTCGTATTCTCCTGTAGAATATGTTAGTTTTATGTCTCGTACAATGTCCCCCCTAGATATTTCTCTAGGGAAGAGGGTAATACGTTTTAGTATTTCATAATCTAGTTTTGTTATTACTTTCATCTGGTATCACCATCTCCTTTGATAACCCCTCTTGCAAGCCTATCTTGGAGTTTAGCAATATTCATTTCCATTATCTCTTCTATAGTAGTTTCTATACTATTAACACTTAAAAACGCAAGTATATCATAGAGTGTAATTGATAAATAACCCCATAACCTATTTTTATATTCTTTTGACATTGCTCCACCCATATCTCTGTAAGTTTTTTTTAGTATTTTTAATGGTAGAGTGTTCACATAAGAAACAACTTCTATTTCTGTAAATCTCTGCTTTAGTTCTTCCATGGTAATCCCTGTTTCAATAGCAATGCTTGCTATATAGAAGAGTACGTCCCCAGCTTCTTTTACTATATCACTTTCTGAGTTTGCTGTAAATAGTTCTTCTTTCTCTTCTAACAACCCACAGATAGAACACATTAGTCTCAAATTAACTGTTGCTGTCTGTGGTCTAATCTCTACCGTCTTTGTTGCTTCTTGATATTCATTGTATGTCATATTATTCCCCTTAGTATCCCGCATCATCAAGTTTACTATGTAACTTATCCCAATAATCTACACTTTGAGATGTCTTTTCCCAATTAAAAGAGTGCAGTAAAATTAAAGAAAGTTTGTCACTAATTAAATTTATACTTCCTTCACTCTTATACGCTAGCGTAATTGTTAAATTAATTCTTTCATCTTTGGTTAGTATATCCCACCCTTCTTTTTCTGCAAGTTCTAATATAATTTCTATAACTGTTAATTTCATTTTTCTACTCCTTTAATTTATTGTTATCCATATTAAGAATGGCACAAATAAGAAAAAAGAGATTAGTTCTGCAAACACATCTTCATTTTCTTCTGCTTCTAACAACCCTCTAATCGCCCCTATAGTAAGTAAAAGCACCAACCCCATTCCATAAATAAGTTTAAACACTATACTCCCTCTTTTACCTTTGACACTTGCCCATCTTTGTATACCTCTAGCACTAAGTCTGCTTGCTGTATGTAGTTATCATTATGACTTACCATAATAATTTGTAAGCCAAGTTGCTCACTCAATTTACTTAATAATTCTGCTACCTTTAATTGGTACTGCTTGGACACAAATCTAAATGGCTCATCAAATACCAACACATTATCTGTTGTCCCTAAACTCCATAGAGCTATTCTACTAGCAAAACTAGCAATGTCTACTGCTCCCCCACCAGCTTCTTCTATAGGCTTTATCCTCTGCCCATCTCTTACGAAGTAAATATCACATTCAGTTTTGTTTCTTCGTGGGACAAAGTCTAATTCTAATTTGTAAGGATTGTCCATGATAGTTTCCAATGCCATAGTGATAATATCTTCTATGTGCACTTTCACCTGTCCTTGGGTTGCTTGTGCTACTTTCTGAATGAACGCTAGGGCTTCCTCTGCATAGATGAGCGTTTGCTTAGTGGCATCTAATGTATCTTTGTATGTATTCTGTCTTTTTACTAAAGTGCCTTTGTAGCCGTGTTCTCTCTCTAGTTTAAGCCTATACGCTCCAATCATATTTATCTAGCTCCTTTTCTATTTTATCTAATTCTAAACTAATCTTTTGTTGCTTAGTAAGAAGTTCTTCCCTTTTAATGGGAGCTTCCTCTACAGAACAGTTAAACTCAGTTTGCAATCTTTCCTGTAAGCTCTCTAACTTACCTTCATCCCTAGCTAATTGCTCTTTCTTATTTGCAATAATCTTCTTTCTTTTTTCATACTCTTGTACATCAAACATAATCACTCCTTCTCTTTTAACGTATTATTCAAAGCTCTAAAAATGAGCTCTTGCACTTCTTTACTTACTTCCGTTGTATCTAATGTCGTTCTTATATTGTCTGTGAAACTAAGTCCTATCTCTTGGCTTACTTTTACTCTTTCAACAAATGCAGTAATCCTATCATTTCTGGCTTTCTCTACTAATAGATATTCTTCTTCCACATTATCTAGGGTATAGGGAACATCTATAGCAGTTACTTCTCCCTCTTCATATAAATATATCTTAGGAGTAGTGTGTTTTTTATCCCCTGTTAACCTAAATATACCTCCACCATTAATTAGTATTTTACCCTCATATTCTGTAACAAATGCCATATGATTATCACCACTTAATATGATGTCATAATCAAACTTCTCTAATAAGGTTTGAGCCTTAACAGCAGTTGGCAGATATGCTGGTGGGTTGTGCGGAAATACTAAGGTGTGTATCATAGCCATACCTGTTCCATTCTCTATCTTTTGTCCGTATTGAAAAGCAGTTACTTGCATACCTTCAAACTCCATACTTTCTACATGTTGTATTACCCCTGCTTGATATAACACCCAATAACTAGATGTTTTTAGGTGTGCAATAGAATGGTAATTCATATCGTGATTTCCAGCACTAGTGTAGATAGGATATTTAGTTTTCTTTAATTCCCTTATTAGCATATTCTCCATTTTTTGACTGATCGATCCTTTGTCCAAGACATCTCCTGGAACAAACAAAGGACATTTGTGAAAGTTAATTTGCTCTACCAACCATTTAACTCTTTCTTCCTGTGTAGCATAAAAATTATCTACCCTACATCTAGGGGTAGTATCCATAAAATGAAAATCACTTCCCACTAAAAATTTCATTCTCCCACCTTTTGCCCACATATGGGACATACATCACCAATCATTTCTTTAATCTCTTGTTCTTCTTTCTTAATAGTAGCCTTGCCTTCTTTTAGTGACTTAGTGTAGTTTACCACATCGTTATATACAGTGTCAAGCACTTTTATATTTTTATTAGTACTCTGTAATTTACCCACTAATTCATCTGTGTTGCTTGTATTAATGGAAGTTAGTTTCTTTGTACTATTTACCCTTACTTTAAGTTTCTTTAATTCTGTAGTTAAACTATTTAATAATGTAAGTTGGGTTTTAATCTCAGTATAGTTTTTCACATATTTATCTGTTGCAAATACAGCAATGTTAGTATAAGGTTTTTGTACTAAAATTTTAGCTTCTAGTGCCTTTGCATCCTTGATGTATGTATCCACCGTAGAGGCTCTCTGGTGGACTTCTTTGTGTGAAAGGTATAGTTTGTACCAATCATCGAGAAAAGCGGCTGACGAGGCTGTGAGGGCACTCTGTTTCAAAGAATCTTGTACCCTTCTAATGTCCAAATCCAAAGCATCTATTCTACCTATTTTTTCTACTAGAACAGCCTCTACTTCCTCTAACAATTCGCCTGTTTCTACTAGTGTAGTAATTCCATCTAAATTTATAGAATCTATCTCTTCTGTAATCTGTGCCAACTCATACTCTATACGTTTTTTATCTGCTGCTTTTATCTTTGTATAGCCATTGATATTCTTTAGTGTAGAATCAATATCATCTAACTTAACAATTTTATTAAGCATCCTAGCTACTTCCCCTGCTGTCTCTGTGAGTAAGAAAGGCATATCTAGTTGGTATTGGCTATTTATCTCATCTAAGTTAAGGGCATCTATTACCTCTTGGGGAACTGCTACACCACTATCCAATTCAAAGTTTTTGCCCCCAACTGTACCAGTATATTTGTTAGTTGCCCCAAATTTCTCTCTTTCCACTATACTGGTATCTGTGACAATTGTGACGATACAAGGGGCTATCTGCTTGCCATCAACAAAGGCACTGTGGTTTACTATACTGTCTCCTGTTGGTCTGTTAGTTAATACCCACTTTAATGCTCTTATGCAAGCTGTTTTCCCACTATCAGTTTTGCCTGTGATAGCATTTACCCCTTTATGGAAATTGATAGTGGTGTCTACGTGTGCTTGGAAATTCCTTAGTCTAATACTTTTTATCATAATCCTACCCCTATAATAAAGCCTATGGCTAATGCCGAGGCTACGCTAGTTATTAATGCTAATATAGGTATGCCACTCTTAGGGGGTTCAGTGAAACTATAAATAATATCTTGTTTCATTGGTACTGACCAACTAAAAGTACCGTGTTTGATTAGTATGTTTGTCACTGGGGTAATTACTAAATCATTGTCAATCAATAGATATTCTATATGTGGTATAGTGAGTTGTGGTATTGTGTGCTCTAGTACATCATATTTAATAACTAGATCCCTTACCACCTCATATTTGACTGAATCTAAATAATTATCTGCTTGTTCCATAGTCAATGGTTTGTATACAGTAGCGGATAATTGGAATACACACATCAGTATAATGAGTGTCATAATTACTTTCTTCATTTCGTTCTCCTATTTCTTCATTCTACTCTATCTTATTGCTTCTTGTCAACCTTTTTCTTGTAACTATTTTCTATCGGAGTAGTATTTTTTCTATCTACAGTTTCGTGGTTTATTGTTCCCTCTCCTACGTCATATTCAGTTGAGTGTCCTGCCCCTGTAATCGTATTATCTTCATATTGTTCTGGTATATCTATTTCATCACCTTCATCATTAGTTACTTTATCATCTTTTCGTTTATATCCCCTATCTTTTAAAAAGAAGTATTCTTTTACCGATGTAAATAATTTACTTGTATTAAATTTATTAACAGTAACTATAGAGATAATTGCTACCCCTATAATTGCTAATATTCCTATAATCCATTTTATATATTTCATTATTGCCTTCCTTGATATGCTTCATACACTAGATTATGTTTTGTATATTTATTCCAATGTTCCACTACATCTTCAACAGCTTGTTCTTTCGTGTTGTATTTTCCATAGGGAGTATAATCACATAGATACCATTTACCTTTAATTAGTATAGTACACACAACATGGCTATCTTTTATTAAGTGTTCTCTAGTAGTAATTATGTACTCCTGGAACTCATAGCCATTGTGTATAGCCCATACAGCCCATATTCTAGCCCATTGGTCGCAGTCTCTATTTTTTTCTGTGGTAGCAAAAAAACTATTAGGATTATCGAAATTAAACGCATGGTCTATTAACCCTCCAAGCCTATCCATTTTATACCCGTATACGTTGATTACTTTGCTAAAGTCATACAAGGATAAATTCTTTATTGTGCCCCATGTATCTATAGGATTGTGGACACCAAACCTATCGTTTAGTCCTTTTTCAATAAATGGGCGTATGAATTTAACATACACCCTGAATAGTTTTTCTTTCATGAAAGCCCCTCTTTATGGTGAGACATGTCCCTTAGTCCTATAGCTTTTGCTATAATATGTTCTAAGATAGCCCCACCACTAAATGTAGTATCGTTTACTGTGTAGATAGCATCGCAATTTAGAAGTGCTCGAATACTTTCTTTCATAAACTCTTCGTAGGTTCTACACCCAAGATACTTATTGTGTGCCACAGGGTTGTGTACCTCAAACCCACCATTTATTAATACCCGTTCCTTATCGCTGAACTCTTTTTCGTACTTGTCGAGGTTATTCGAAATAGCCTCACTTAGATATATTTTCATCTATTGACCCTCTCTGTAAAATTCTGCCTCTATTTCATCTATATCATCTACTAGTGTTTCTTGTATTTTGGTACAATCAGATTTATGTAGTTTGTAAAACTCATCGCCAGTTACCACATAAAGTTTTTTATTGAACTCTTCAACCTCAAACTCTTCCCCTAGTTTATCTGCGTACCACAACCTATCTTCTTTTGCTTTTTTAACTCTAACTTTCATTTAGTTTCCCCTTTAATTTTATGTTCTCTTCTATTAAAGAAAAGAACGCTTCTGCATCTAATATTGCTATTGGTTGGCTACGGTTTTTCTTATGTATAACCAACCACTCTCTTCCCTTTACTGTATTAGCTGATGCTTGCTCTATATAGGCGTATACTGATATCTTCTCTTGATTCTTACACTCTATATCGAATGGGAATTTGTCATGTAACTCTTTATCTCTAAAGTAGATATCTGTGCCTGCCTGCCCCATCTCTCTACTGTGAATCTTACACAAATCATCTTGCTGGTTGAACTCTATTCCAAATACTTTGCCTAATCTTTTAGCCACCCAATATTGTAAATTTCTACCCTTAGCTTTTCTTGAAGCAACAGTACTAGCCATTCTTCTAACTCCTTAATAGTAAGTATATACTATATCCATAATTACTACTAGTTAGAATCTCGACTTCCGTCTATTCACCATCTTGCTTTCAGCCTCTTCCCACTTATCTATTACTCGTTTCTTTAACTCAGGTTCTAGTTCACCGTCATAAATAAAATCACACAATTCATCCCTAGTGTATAATCCACCATCCCAATCTAATTTATCTCTCTTAGTTGGTCTAAGTTTGTATGACTTATCAGTCCTTAAATCATATAAGTAATCGATATTACTAGCAATATCGTCTACTCCAATAGAGAAATCTATGGTAATAACTCCCTTTCTATACGGACGAGGTGTTTTGCTCTTCTCAGTTTCACATACAATAACTCCACCAGCACGTAAGCCACTATCTGCATCTTCCATCTCTTTCTTCTGCACTGCTGCAAGCCATTCTACTGAGTGGCAATAGAATTGTAGGGCTCTACCCCCTGCTCTTGTTTGTTTCTTCTCGAACATAGTAGCATTAATTTTATCCCTTACTTGTGAGATTATTAGTAATACTATGTTCGATCCTTCTATTCTCCTGGACACATCGGGAAAGAACTCTTGTGATAAGAACTTGGCTTTGTCCATAGCATATGTGCCTTCCTTGAAGTCTTTGCCATCTTCAAACTTTTTATATCTATCATCCCCTCGTTGGATAGTAGCTGCACTAGTAATACTATCTAAGCTATCTACTATATACATCCCTATCTGTCCTTTTTTTAAAGTACTATCGAACAGTCTAATATTATTGTACAGTTCCTCTACAGTTTCAGAGGTAAGGGAATCTTTTGTAATGAGAGGTTTCTTCATTCTATACATTATGTCTGTTCGGAAAGTATTTCCTTTTTCGGCATCATCGTAGTTCCATGCAAACTTATCGCCCAAGACAAAATGATTTGCCACAACACTTTGAGTTGCTAGGAGAGATTTCCCAAAAGTACTGTCTGCTACCAAGTTATATATTTTTCCTACTTTGTATCCAAAACAATCTTTATTTCCCCCTAGTACTAAATCTCTTAGAGTACATCCCGTAGTGATATATTGTGGTTTTTCTTTCACCCTAATAATTTGATCTTCAATCTTTGCTTTAGCTTTAGCCATAATTTCTCCTTTACATAAAGAACGCTATTTCTCTTTCTTTCTGTGCTTTTTTTATTCTATTTTCTGCTATTTTGAAATATCCCTGATCTAATTCAATGCCTATGAAGTTTCTGCCTGTATTTACTGAGGCTACTCCAGTAGTCCCACTTCCCATAGTAAAATCAAGAACGGTTTCACCTTCGTTTGTGTAGGTCTTGATAAGATACTCCATGAGCTTGACGGGCTTTTGGGTTGGGTGGACTTGCTCTCTAGTATAGTTGTTATTAAAATATATAATCCGCTTGGGATATCTCATTCCATCGTCTATTTGCTCAAAGTCTTTTTCTTGACCATAACAGTCAGATTTTGTTCTTTTTGCTAGACCTCTTTTATACAACATCTCCGCTATACTTTTCTGCGGATTGTATGTACATTGGGTTCCATAAAAAACACTAATTAGCTCATTATCATTTAATGGTTGTTTCTTAGCATTAAGAAAACCAGTAGCCTTGTTTTTCTCCCACACCCAATCATACTTATAGTTCTTGATATTCGACATTCTCAATGCACTAGAAAAAGGCTCACTTCCAAACAGCACTATTGCACCATTCGGTTTAATCAATTTATTCAATCTTTCCCACATTGCATCAAACGGTATGATACTATCCCACTTACACGCTGTAGTTCCGTTCAGTAGGGTGGATCACAAATAATTGCGTCCACCCTAACCCCCTCTTCTATTAGTTTATCCATTTCTTGTAGGCAGTCACCTTGTAGCAATCTCATTTATATACTCCTTATGAAAAATAAAGGGGGCTATACACCCCCATTAAAAGTTACGATATACTCGCTAGAATACACTTACGGGAAAGTGTTTTATTTTCTTTAGCACACTTTTGGCAAGTCTCTTCTGTAGGGTCACCATCTACTCCGTAGGTAAGCCCGTGTGGACATAGCTCAGCTTTACCTTTAGGTTTGGTAGGGGCTTCTTCTTCTTCGTCCTCATCTTCCTCTACTTCGGGTGCTTTAGGTTTTCTAGCCCGTTTCTTAGAAGCTGGCGGTGGAGTATCTTCTTCCTCTTCCTCATCATCTGGTTCTTCATACTCCTCTTCCTCATCATCCTCTTCTTCCTGCACCTTAGCTTTACCTTTCTTGAAACGTGAAGCCTTAGATTTCTTGGTAGATTTCTCTTCCTCTTCATCAGTTGTATCCTCACTAGCAATAATTTTAGTTTCACTAAGCATAGCCGCAATCTCTTCATATGTGTGTATTTTAAGTAATGAGTCAAGTTTATGTGATTCATTGATAATTTCATCATCATAAGGTTCGTCTCTTTCTGTGAAACTAAAGGATTTGAACTCTAAGTAAGTGTGTTTGCTATTACCAATTGGTTTTGGTCTACCACTAAAGAACACACTCTTGCCTTCATCTGGTGTGGTAAAGTCAATAGGGTCGCCATTCTCATCCCCTTCCATAGATTCTTCAATAAGTTCTTTAGCAAATAAATACTGTGATTCATCTAAAATCTGAATATCACCATTATGTTCATCATCCTCATCTTCTTTTAAATTAATAACATTTAACAACACTCTTCTTTGTGGTCTTAGATTATCAATCTCTGTTTGTCGTTCCTTAGCATCTTTAGCTTCGGTTTCCTCTCTATTTAAATCCATAAGAAGGTATCTTTTTTCACAGGCAGGGCATGGTTTTCCACGAGTTTTTTTTGGGCAAATAACTCTATCGCCAGATTGGTTAAAACTCTTGTGGATAAATATTTCAATTTGATAATCTGGTGTGCCTGCTGGCTTGCCTTTGAACAAGTCTGTCCCTCTGTAAAAGGGGATAATATCAATAGCATTTTTCCCATCTTTAGGTTTGTAGATGGATACGTCTCCACCAATGCTAAGATAGCGCTCTCCTGTTACTCCTCCTTTATCTCTCTCATCATATACTTCTCTTGCTCTGCTCTGTAATTGTTGCTTTAGCCCTTTTATAGCCATATTATTTTTCCTCTTTATTATATTTATTATTCAATTTGTTGTTCATTGTGCCACGCACATAGTTTTCTTTTTCATTGTCCACATATCCAGTTGAGTCTTTCGGTTCGGAGTACTGTTCTCTGCCAGTTAGCTTAACTATATTCTCTAAGGATTCTTTTCTCATGTAAAAACCTGCTTCTACCTTTCTAGCTAAACTTACTTCTTTCTTGAGTTCGTTGTATTCCTCCTTTAGTCTAATAACATCAGGGTCATTAGTCACCAAAGCACTGATAGCTTTGTCTGTAATCTTCATATCCCCTGCTAAGGCATATACCCCATTACGAATGTCTAATTCTGTTTTAGCCTCCTTTAAATCTAGTTCATCTTTCTTGTTATCTGTGTCCTCCTGTAAATCTACACCATCTGTAGCATAACTCACATACAACCCTGCTTGGTTTTTCCATTCGTCCACTAAATCAAACTCATTAATCTCTAAATCATCATGGTAATTTCTTTCCATTTTCCTTCCTCCATTTTTTATTTGTTTTCTCAAAATTTCTTTTTATCATTCCATCTGGATTTTTACTATAAGCACTATGAGGTTTACCCTCTGCTACAAATGAATCCCCCAAACTAAACCGTCTAAACTTTTTGTTCATTTTCTACTCCTCCTTAAAAAGGTAAATCATCATATTTAGTATCATACGCTACTTCTTTATTCGTGTCAATGCTTTTATAGAACTTTTTTACTTCTCTACTTAACTTACTATCTCTTTTCTTTATTGGTCTAGCTAACCCTAGTCCATCTATAGAAGTAACTCTGGATAAGCTAGTATATAATTGACCAGAACTAAACGTACCTCTCTCTAAATCTAGATAAATATTTTCTAATGTTAATCCTTGTGTTTTATGTGAAGTCATTGCGTGAGCAACTTTTACTGGAAACTGACTATACTTACCTGTTACTTTGGCAGTTATTTCTTTTGTCTCTTTATCATATTTGAAAGTATACTTTTCCCAAGTGTATTGAGTGATAGTAACTGTACCTTTATTTGTAACCACTTCTATACTGTCATTATTTAATTTACTTACCTTTCCCAGTAATCCATTAAAATATCCCATAATCATATTATTAGCCACAATCATTACTTGCGCCCCTTCTTTCAATATTAACTCTTGAGGCACTATCCTTTCGTTAAAGTTTGTTGCTATACCATAGTATACTTTCTCAGGATTAGGGTTAGCAGTAATATATCTGTCATTTATTTTATCAACAGTTTTATTAGTCATAGCAATATACACCGCATCTCTATCTTGTATAAACTCTTTGTAATCTACTACTTTTTCATTCAAGTAGGCGTAATCTGACAGTATCGCCTCATTGTGCCTAAATCTATTTAATACTTCCTTAAACTCCATATCCTTTTGCCTAAATATTTTATTAAAGTATAGTAGGTGCATATATTTAAACATATCAGCCCCAAAGAAGAACTTAGAATCATACATATCTTCCATATAATTCCTCTCTTCATTGGTGGACAATATAGGGGCTAGTTGACTAGGATCACCCAATAAGATAAACCTAACTGGTTCTCCATCTCTATACATATTAAGTAAGTGAACTATCTTTGTAAGTAAGTCACTATTCACCATGGAAATTTCGTCTATAACCAATGTGTGTAATGCTCTAAACATTTGTACTTTATCTTCCGATACTTTCAATCTATTGACAGGGATAATACTCATGGGGGGAAATCTAAATAAGCTGTGTATAGTTTGAGCTTTAATCCCCTCTGTAGAGGCATTTACTGCTGCAATTCCTGTAGGACAGCATGTTATTGTGTTGTGTGGGTATATTTGTCTATCTGTAATAAGGCTAAGAAACGCAGTTTTCCCTGTTCCACTAGGCCCTATAATACACATATTATCATTGGTATTTGTAAGTATATCTAGAGCTTTTTCTAAATCAGCGTGCATCTCTAAATAACTATATTTATCTGGTAATATCATGTTCCTGCCTTTCCTTTAATTCCTGTTTTGCTTCGTATCTTCTGCGTTTTGCTAATTTAACTTTTACACTTTTTGCTTTGCCTGCTCTAGCTAAATACTTATAATAGTGTCTAGCTAATATAGCATCTATTTCATTACCATTTTTTAACCTTTGTCTATTTCCCATCATGGTAGTTTTTCTCCACAGAAAGGACAATAGGCTATCTCTAAAGAGAGAATCCTGCCTCTTACTTCTTCATTCTTTGCCCACACTTCTAAAAAATTATCTTTAAGATTCACAGCATAAAATAATGACTGAGTTACTTCTTTTTCTTGCTCACAATATGCACACAT